GCCTTGCGCTCCGCTTCGACTTTAGGCCGGATTTCAACGGCATCTTTCAAAGCCTTATTTATCTGAGTGATAGGTTCAACTCCACCAAGAATGTCTCTTACCTTCCCCTTCGCCTCGGCGGGGGCTTGCTTGGCCTCTACGGTCGGGGCTGCCTCTTTTATCGGCTCTGCGGGAGGGGTGGGGGTGAGTTCTGATGGAGCCATACCAATATATCTGAGCATATCTGTTGGTAATGGGTCTGTTTTGCCCCATACTTTTTGGTATGCTATTACTTCTGCCGTTAAATCTCTAAATTCCGCGCCCCCACGTTCTACAAGATTGATAGCATCCGCCATATTTTTCTTGAATTCTACTCTTTTTTCAGAAGTATCTAATGATTCCGCTAAACTCAAACTAACGTCTTCTGGACTTATAGGGATTTCTGCGCCCGGCGGCATATCTTCAAGAATAGCATCATCTCCCGTTCTGAGGTATTCCTGCCAAATTCGTAAGGCTCTTTGGGCATCTTCTGGTGTTTGCGCTACCACTTCCCCCTCTACGGTCGGCTCTGGTACTTTTATCGGCTCTACGGGCTTGGTAGGGGCTGGAATGGGCTTTGTGGGGGCTGCTTTAACAACCTCTGTGGGTTTCTTAGCTAATCTTATGGCTTGCTGTTCTACCGTTTCGCCCGGAAGCAACTTTGGCTTAAATACAATCTTCTGGCCTCGAAAAACTATGTCCTGCGGTTCGCCCTTAATAAGAGTATCTCTTGCCTTAACAACACGCTCAAATTCTGCTTGAAATCCTTTAGCTTTGTCCGGGTGATACTTTCTAAACAAATCACGAGCCGCAGACTTTATCTCATTTGTGGAAGCCCCTTCTTTTAATCCGAGCAACTTTAACGCTCTTTGATGTTCCGTAGGCGTTAGTTTCGACCATGCGCCCTTAACTCCTGAATGAACGAGACTAAATATCGCCCCGATTGCCATATCCCTCAAGACAGCCTTTGGTCCTTCGTAACCATATTCCGCTTCTGTCGGGTCTATTTTAGTAGAAGCATATTTAGCAACCTGTTCACCTACGGCTGCCGCACCAAATAATTTAGCACTTTCAAAGGCTTTATCTAAAACTGTAATGTCTTTTGGGGTATTACCAATTATTCCTATCTTTTGGGCTATTGGAGCTACTGTTCTTAATCGACCTACAAACTCCGCAATCTCTCCAACTGACTTTTGAAATCCCGATGGGTCATATCCACCCGCCCAATCCATAGCCTCATCAAGAGTCATATTCTTTACTTCATCGACCCACATATCATCGGGGGTAATTCTCTTTATCGCCGCCCACATCAAATCGGGAGCGCCAAGAGTCATGCCCTTACTGAATTTCATAAAAGCCCGCAGAGGAGCACTCATGCCAATATCGAATGCGCGAGTAATCTTTTCTATCCTATCGGCGTTAGGGGGCAATGGTTCCCGTTTGCTTACAAAAAAGTCCTTAAACTTTTCCCACCGACTCGGCGTGTATGCAACAAGACTCATTGGAGCTTTACTTGGCGGTCTCTTTTCCGGCTTATCTGCCAACTGTTTGTAATTGGTATCAACTTCAAATACCGGAACTCCCAAATCATAGGAAATATCTACCGTCTCCTTTATCTGTTTCTCTTCTTCGCGAGGATCGGGAATTGCAGGTTCGTCAAGAACAAAGCCTTCGGGTAATTCAGGCTCGTCAAGGACAAATCCTTCTGGCAATGTTATTGTATTGGTATCCATTCCGTACCGTTCCAACCTATCCTTTCGCCCGTTTTGGGATTAGTTGCCGTTCTTAGAATACTCTTCTTTCCCCCCGGCTTAATAAATCCGCTCGGTTTTAACTTACTATATAGCGGGCCTTTGATGACATTCTCTAAAGCTGTTTCCAACGTCCCGTCTTCGTACTCCCGTTCGAGTTGACGCCCTATCCGTAAAGCGGCTTCCTTCTTTTCCCGGTCTGTCCAATCGGGATTGTTTGTAATGGTATCCTGCAGAAGTCCCAAACCCCTCTGTGTGGCGAATTGGTAAATATCGGGTTCGTCTTTTTCTTCGGCTATATTATAATTTATTAAAGCCTTGAGATTCTGGGCAGCCGCCGAGTCCTCGAAGGCTTTGGCGGAACTCTCATTGCCGTTATATAAATCAAGCAGATATTTTTCCTGAGCTATTGCGTAGCCGTCTTTCTTGCCGGTGTAATCTCGTATCTCTTTTTCGCTCCTTACTTCCCTGTCTAATATCTTCTGCCTGATTTCGCCGAACCTGTCCCAACTCTGGGTCTTCGTAAACGGATTCTCGCCCGTAGTGTTTATAATACTAAAAGCGTTCTTATATTTATTAAGGGCGTTCGTATGCCAGTCTGCGCCGAGTTCGTGACGGGCGGAGTTAATCTTGTCTATACCGGACTTAAAATCATTGGCAACTGCAAAGTCACGTGCCTCTGATTCGACTTCGGCCTCCCGTTTTTCTCTTAGAACTTTGGCCTCATATTCGTTTATGTTCTTCCTGATCTCAAAGTCTTGCTTCAGCTTCGCTATATCTTCCGACCCGTAAAGCTCCCGTTCGGCATCGGGGATATTAAGGCCGGTTTCCTCTACGAATGAATTGGGATTATTGATATACTTCTCATCGCCCAACTGGAGAAGGTAGTCTTTTATCTGGTATTGGAATAATTGTCTTGTATTGAATTGTAATTGCTCATCGGTGAGGTATCCGCCTTCGTAAGCGTCCTGAGCATTGCCGTAATTATATGCAAGACTGTCGGCGAGGTCATCTGTATTTATCCAGACTTTAGAGGTCATCGCGTTCTTGCGTCCGGCCTCGTAATTGACGCCTACGTTCCTTTTGTTCTCATCCTGTGCCCAATCCGCTACCCATGCCCGCCATTCCGCTTTTTTAACGATAAGGTCGTTAGTCATTGCCGATTGGGCGCGGTCAAGTGAAGTCTCGGTAAGAACGCTCTTTTCTATATTGGGATATTCGTTATCAAAAGCCTCAAGTGCCTTCTCTGGATTGTCCTGAAACTCCGAAAGGCGGAGTTTAAAACCTTCCCACCCCGATATTTCCTGCGCACCGGCTCTTGCTATCTCGTTTTTGAATTGTATGTTCTCTTCCTCTTGCTGTTCTTCCCTGCCGATAGCCGCCATCGCCCCGGCAGCCTGCATCATCGACCGGCCAAAACCCGCCATCGCCGCGCCTTCACTTCGATATGTACGTCCACTAAATACGTTTGCCATAATCTTACCGGAATAATAGTTTGCCGCCGCCGGATTTAAATGTACTTCCGAATTGAGCACCACCGCTTAATAGACTTGCACCCGCACCCCAATAACCAGCCCTTTTTGCACTCCTGCCCCTGCGTTTGAGTTCTTCGGCCTCCCGTTCCAAAAAGCCTATCCTATGGCCCGTCTCCAAACCCATATTCGCTATTTTCTGTGTGTACATCGCGGATATTCGATTCCTTTGGGTCTTTACAGAACCCGTACCTTTGACACCGGCTTTTGCAGCAGTGGCCCTTGCCGAACCCATTGCATAAGACCGCTCCTGTGCGAGTCCGTGTGCTTTTTCGCCCGCCGCTGTTTTAAGTACGGCGGCCTCATATAGCCTCTCACGGGCGGCGTCTCTGGCCTGCCTGTTGACTTCCCTGCCCTGCATGATAGAACCCGCCACGCCCATGCCCGTACCGGCGATCATCATTCCGGCTGTTGCTAACGCCATCTTATTACCTCACGAATATATTGTTCTTCTTTACGAATCTCAGATGCTGAAGGAAATTCTCGCTCTTCGTATCCTCGGCGTAGATTTTATAAAGTTTCTCTCGACGCTGGATTTTCTCTAACTCTTTTTTAATCTTACGCATTACCATCAAAAGGTACTTTTCCTTAGCCTCATCGCCGAGTACGAACCACGCCTCGGCTACCCCGTATATCCTCACACCGCCTGAAGCCAAAGGCCTGTTACCGTCACATAAGGTAAAGCCCGGCCCTGATATTTGATTCAATTGGGCTAATTCGGCGCACATCCTGTCGCCGGTCAAAATCACGGCGTCTGTCGGTAGATATGGTTTTAATTTAATCACTTGTTACCCCCATTTTCGGATATATTGCCCTCACGGTTAGAGGCACAGGCTCCCATTCCCACAAATAGACTATCGGCTCGCGCGTAGTGCCCCACAGGAAAGAACCTTTTTTGTATTCGGTCACAAGGTCGATCCTCGTTGCGAAATCGTCTTTACTAAAAATCCAGTCGGTACTGTTAGTCCTGTCAACCCCCACGTGACAGCCTAAAGACTCGTAGAAGTCTATTGTAATATCCATTATCCTCGCCTGCTGGCCGGTACTCAAACCGAAGTTGGTCTCCGTGACTAAGGGAAAAGACTCATAAGTTGAATAATAGTTTATACCGGCTATTACAGTCTCGTATTCCGCACCTAAATCCAAGACACCGTTGGCATCTACAGTATAAACTCCTATCGGTCGGCCATCGGCGTAAACACATACTTCCATACCAATAGCATGATCCATGCCGCTCCATGTATTAGGTTCGCTGTCGCCAGGCTCGCCAGGGGTAGTCACTTCATCCAAAACCCATATCGTATCGAAGTCCCAACCGGCGGCCTCGTAGTTCGCCTGTGTCTGCATCCATGTCGTTATATGGCCAACGGCATAATCATCTTCGTCTATACCTGATGTCTCTGTATCCCAGAATATTGCAGTATCGGTTACAGTAACAGACGTCGTAAGCCATCCGACCAAACCTTTGGAATAATCTCCCGTTGGGATTTGACTTGTATATCCCGAACCTGTCGCCGTATCGGTCTGGGCATCGTAGCAATTCGTCAATGTGTATGTCCCTAATTTTGCTATACTTCCCAAAAAGCCGCTAACGCCCAAATCATCATCGTTCTCGTTCAGTGTCTCGATTGTTATACTGCCCCAGGCATAGCAATTTTCGATTGTTCCTGCCCCGGTATCGCTATGCCATATCATGCCTATAAAACTTCCAAGTCCGCCTTTGTATGTTACTCCCGGCACTCCTTCGTCGTCTAAACTAATATCGCCTTCAGACCAGCATCTTCTAATTGTTCCGCCAGTACCAAGATAGCCTCCCATAAAACCACCAACTCCATGCCATGACATACTGCCAACATTTGTCATAGTAATATCACCAGTTGAATAGCATCGAGTAAATATCTGAGTTGCTGTCTGGTCGCATTTTCCGACAAAGCCTCCAATGAGCTGCATTAGAGAAAAGTTTTCTGCGTCCATTGTTATATCGCCGGTTGAATAGCAATTTATATACGTGCCTACGCCTGTTTCAAATCCGACAAAACCGCCTATTCCATAAGGAATGCCGCCACTATCTGAACCTATATAATCTATATTACCTGTTGCGGAACAACTGATGAAATCGCACCAGTCTGCAAGGCCAATAAATCCGCCAAGAGACTGCGCTTCATCTGTGTCCCCTACTATTATGTTCATAGAGGAACTGCATGTATGAAAAGTGATATATCTATCCGGGGTAGTATGGATTGTTCCCTCTCCCGAACCGACCAAGCCACCGCAATAAGTACCATCCAATACTGTAAGAGTGCCGTCAGCAACACTACAGTTGACAATATTAAAGTCATCTGTTGCATCGTTATCAATTTCAATATATCCACACAAGCCGCCTGACCAGTCCGTACCCGATATAGTACAATCAATTGCATCACAATCATAAATACCACCGGAAGTTATTTCTTCCAGAAAACCAACGAGTGCACCAAGATAGCAATAACCCTCAATTGTGCAACCTGTTACATTAACATCTTTAATTACAATATCCCCAACTCCGTTACCTGCCAAAGCACCCGTCCCAAAATCACCTGTAATGGCAAAATCTTTCAATGTCAAATTGCGTATTTCCGCGCCGGAAAGTAGATTATTGAACATGCCGGTATCGAATGCCGATGCTTCTGCGGTATGAGTTAAATTTGAAATTGTAAAACCATTACCTTCTATAACCCCACTGAAATCATCTATCGGAATCCACGTTTCACCTTCCAAATCTATATCGCCAGTGATATTATAATGACCTGATCCGGTCATAGCCTGTAATCCGGCGTAATCATTGACGTTCGTTGCTCCGACAAGCGCCGTATCTTCCGGCTCTGCCGGGGTATCAGGTATCTCATCGTCAGTAAGTTCCTGCAAAGTCGGATATTCGCCCACCGTAACATCATCGGTAGGTTCAATTATGTTAATTAACCCACCACCGCCATCGCTCCATCCCACTAAGCCACAATCGACAAACCAAGCATTGTTCTGGTCTCCGAAGTCGCGGGGCTGGAATTGCTCGACATTGACTTGCTTTACACCATCTATAGTCCTTTCGACTATCACCCAGACCTCATCCTCTCCACCTGATCCGGGAATAGTCGCTACGGAAAGAAACTTATCATCCTGATTGTATCCCGTCTTATGGCGCGACCATGCAAGAACGGAATCGTTAGGTAACTGAATGTTTTCCCACGCTTTCTGCTCAGGTGTTAGGCATAAAAATAATATTATAAGTAGTTTAATCATAACTTACTATAACTCTCGGATAAACGCCCCTGATAGTCAGAGGGATAGGATCGGATTCCTGAAAATAGATTGTCGGCGACCGTTTCGTTCCCCACAGATACGGTGACACCTTAAAGTCTGTTACAACATCCAAAGTCGTGGCGAAAGAATCGTTGGAGAACTTGAAATCGTGGGTATTGGTTGCATCCGGGCCTATGTGACAGCCTAAAGTCTTGTAAAAGTCAACAATGAGAGATGCTATCCTTGTATATTCTGCGTTTATATAACCATGACTCGATGAGGCTGTAAGCGGCATTGTCTCGAAAACGGATGTATAAGGAAGCCCCACTGTAGTATAGGTATAACTACCCGATGGACTTATCTCGCCTCCTGAGACCGTGTAAGTGCCTATCGGCCGGCCGTCCGCAAATAGAGCGACCGTCTCGCCCTCGATATGAATCAAATTCGTTATATCATCGACCGCACAATCCACAAAGTAGCAGTCGTTCTGGTCTGTCCCCCAGTCCCACGGCTGGAACTGCTCAACGTAAGTATCTACCGTCCTGTCAACTATCGCCCAAAGTTCGTCCTCGTTAGTACCGGGTATCACCGCTACCGATTTGAACTTGTCTGCAATGCCCGTATCGTTCCTCGACCACGCAAGGACATCGTGCTTTCTGTGATAGGTGAATGAAAGCAACTGACCATCTTCCCTGATGCACCATAAGATAGGTTCCGGCCGGTTCTGAAAATCTATCTCGACTATGCCATCGCCTGTTATGTGCTCGGCCAAGACGGTCATATCAGGCGCTTCGTATTTATCTGAAGAGTATGCAAAGGCGAGTTCCCTGACTTTCTGACCGCCCCTCTCTATGTAGAGAAGGGCGTCAACCGCGCCTTTCGGCTGAATATAAGCGCACCCGTTATGGTTCTGGATACGAAAAGTCGGGGGGAAGTTGGGAGTAATTGGTTTGTCCGGCTGGCCTAATTTCCCTACCCCCGAAGTCGTGCCTATCATTAAATATTCGGTTGACTTCATCCATTGAATTGGATTCATGCCCGGCAATGTATATGTCCACGCAATATCATCCGGGCCTCCTAAATTCCCTGTGGAATCGGATTCGGTATTGGCAGTGAAGTCATCGTAATCGGAGTCCTGAGTCGCTATAATAGAGGCCCATATAGCCTGGGGATAAGATGCTGAGCCGCCGTAAATGACTCTCTGCTCGTGATGCTCGACCGTCCTCGGCCAGCCCCGGTAATTGCTCCATGCACCCTCCGACCAGTGATAAGTAGTAGTATCGGCCGCTCCTATAGCTATCTTTATATCGGCAGTAGCGACCTTCGTATTCGTAACACTGGTTATCTCGACCACTCCGTTATTCATAAAGCCGCGAGCGTTAAAATTGCCGTAGCACATACCCTCGTAATGCCGTAGGTTGTGGCTTGTTAAATACTGGTCTACCATTTTCATTCGGTAAAGGCAGGTCTTTTCAAGTTCCTGCCCGGAATATTGGATATTCCCGTTATACGTATAGCGGATACTGTAGACATCCTCCCAAACATCGTCACCGTAAGACCTTTGTATTTTGAAAGTGCCCGCCCATGAACCGCTTGTAATGACATCGTAGTACCGGTACTTCTGGACTGTAATCGAATCCGAAGTTGAATCACCAGACGACCAAAATAACTTCGTTACCGAACCGGCGGCAAGGGAATGACTTATTTGAAACAACGCACCTACGTAGTTTGGGTCGGGCAAGAAAAGGTCGTCCGTTGAAGTAATAGTAGCGCCCGTACCCGTAGTCTTATTTGATGTCAGAGTCCACGTAGTATCGTTATTCTCATCGAGAAAAGGGCCGGTGGTAGAGTTTATCGGCGTGCACGTCCATGAGGTATGACCAGTCCTCGTGAGTTTGTAGGGTTCGTAGTCGGGATGGACAATTCTCATCGTCTCGGCATCCTGACAGAATTGAAGCTCAAAGACGTCGCTTTCGTCCCACGGTGTGACTATCTCGTAGGCAAGATCGGTAGCCCCGGCGGTTACTGCCCATTTGACGGCAGTTAAATCGGTATCCCAATCATCTGATGTATGGGCTACCAAACACCGATAGTAACCGCTGTGTGTCACTAACGCACCTACACTGTAAGCCGTGGATGTGGCCCATGCAGAATAAGTAGTTACAATCGGACCGGCTACACCATCAACGGTACGGTAGAACCTCGCGTATTTGTCGCCTACTTCTTCAATATAGGCGTAGATAGTCGAATACTCGAAGGGAATCAGTCTTGTAGCGTCCGTATCGTCTTTTACCGAAGCGATGTATTTAGTGCCCGGCCTCCTCGATATTGGCCCTTGCGCCCTTACTATCATGTTCTCTAAAGTCTTTGCGCCGAGTTTATATTTCGGATAGTCCACCCGTGCGTTCATAAGAGGCGAGAGTTCACCGGCGTTGAAACTATTGAGAGAAATTGTTTGCGTAAGGCTCGCGCCCATCGCTGCCGTACAGAATATAAATATAAGTATGAACCTTTTCATCATATCGTCCTTGACTCTAAAAATGTCGGTCTTGTTTCCTCGAAATCGTTCCTGTTCTGAACCTGCCACACCCGCGGCTTGGCAATTAACTCGTATTCCTCCATAAGTTTTCTTCTGCGCTCGTAATCGTGACCATCCTCCGCCATCTCAGCTGCAAGTCTCGTACAGAAGGCGTTCTTAAAGGCATTGGGATAATACGCGGGCTTGTCGGAAATACCGGCCTGAATGTAGGCGAGATACTCTATATACGCACTGTCACCATCAAGATTGGAATAGGAATTGGCCGCTAATAATTTGCCGTCCTGAGAGGCTTTGTAAGACCATCCAGATACCCAATCAGCACCGTAAGAGTCGTCGGTATTATAGAGAGTCCAATAGGTTGCGTAATCTGCACCGGTAATCGGTTTATTGGCCGCCGCCGCCGTATGGTCGGTCTTACAATACCACGACTGTTCGTCCGTACCCTTAACGACATGGGCGTAACCGTCGAAAGTCAGAATCTTGCAGTCATATTTAGTTTTCCTATTGGCCTGACTGATTTGGGCAATTAACGCATTTTCATCTTCTATAAAGTTACTCGGCAACTCGAATAGAAGTCCCCAGTCGCCTACCTCTTTATTGATACAAATCTCATTCCCCAAGTCTGCGAACTGTTTAGCGAAGTCCGGCTGAATATCGAGAATGACCTTCAATAAGACCGGCTCGTACAAAAAGCATAAAAGCTTTATCTGTTGGTCGGTCGTTACCGAAGTATAGTCGGCGAACTGCTCATCGGTTATCTCTGTATGGAGAATCCCCGCCTGAGCGGTCATACCGGCAGTTAGAATTGTTATCGCCCTGTTGCATAAGGCCCGTTTTTCTTCATTATCCGCCATAATCCCCCCAGGAATTGTGTCACGGGTCGTCACCCATAGCGTCTATTCGAGTTACGCCCCCAACCGCTCTTGAAGTTCCCGTAGTATCAATAACATTCAGAACGCCTCTTGCCTGCTGAATGGTCGAAAGTATCCGGTACAAAAATCCCCCGTATCCAGTCCCCATGATATGAACAACGTCACCCGCCGCCGGAATGAAGCCAAGAGTCTCATCGACTTCAACTTCCTTATCGCTGTCCCATTCGTAAATGAATCTCGATTCCCAGTGGCCGTCGTCGGCGTCCTGAATGATAATCACCGAATAGTTCCAGGAATCGTTAACATCTGTACCTATACCATCAGTCAGAATGAATTCGTTGGCATCGTTGGCCTCGGCTACCGTAGTCGAATGGATAGTTATTAGGTCGGTCTCCGCCTTAATAGCGTCTATTAGAAGGTCGAGCCGCCCGCCATCGTGCCAGTCGGTTTGAAGCTCGGCCGTATCCGCCAATACCAAAGTAAGGTTCGGGTCGAGTGTTTGTAATTCACCGCCGAAAGTGGCCTCGCCAGTATGTCCGGCCATAGCCTCGTCCCATACGGCATCGGCTGTCCCGGCAGCGGTTGGTAAATCATCAACTTTATCTTCGATAGTCTTTAGTGTATAGGGTTGCCAAACCGTTCCGCTCCAGTATCCGTATTCCTGCCACACGGCAGGGTCGGTATCGGCGGGATTAGCACCCACCCGATAATGTGTTATTATGTGATAGTATCCGGCTGAAATACTCGTATCCATATCCCCAACTAACATACCGCCCGACTTGTCCACCAATGCAATGTCGTAATCCGCAGCCGTTCGAGCACCCGTTCCCCACACCTCGAAAACCTGCCCTGTGACGTACCAGACATCGCCATCCGGTTCTCTTACGACGCCATAAGCGTTTGTAATGCCCGGCGCGACGGCGCAGATTTCATTAGCTCCCTGCACAGCAGAACACAAAACGAAGAATATAGAACACATTATAATTTTAGTCTTCATATATGATTATCACCTGACCACCGCCACCGGCAGCAACTCCGTAAGTGCCTACCCTTATCTGGTCGATTTCATCAGAAGTTAGAATATCATTAAAAACCACCACCTCATCTATGCGGCCATCAAAATGATTTATCCCATCCGATACACAACCTAACGTAAAAAATGAATCTTCTATGTTTATATTATTTATCGTATTGCCAGTATCCTCCATCACACTTTCGCCAGACTCGTCCCAAACGCGAAGACGCCATGATTTGTCTGAATCTTGAAATGTAAAACCGATGTGATACCACTGGTTAACGACCATGTTCGTATTGAGTGTAACTACTTCTTCATAGGATACACCGCCATTATAACCTATATAAACTCTTATATCGCTAGGGCTTCCAAGTTGTAGTATTTGCAATTGCCTTTTCAAACCAGCATGGTCCCATTTTGCAAAAAAGCAACCTTCGGTAGGTAAACTTTCCGGCATAATCCAAGCACATACAGATATTTTTTTTGTTGAATCGCCATCCTTGAGAGGAAATCCGGCATCAAGATCAGCGTCAGCTATGGTCATAAAGGCCGACGAACTCCACTCAAAGTCTCCAGACGCTTCCCCTTCTTTATAATTTACTGCATCTGCCACAACTGCGTCATTTGTAAGGGTGTTGCCGCCTTTTGAATCGACCGTAAGCGCTCCGTTCTCAAGTCTCCAAAGAGCGACACAGTTAACATCCCCAAAGTCGTTATCGCCCAAAGAAACAGAACACAGAATACAAAATACAAAATAAAGAATCAGTAATCGTTTCATTTTAATAACCCCCATTTATGCCGCCGGTTCGTAGTAATAAATCTCAAAATGTATCCAGTCCACATCTGTAGCCGGAATGCTAATCATAATTATCTGCCCCGCCGCTATCGTTGCGTATGTTGGTGTCGTATCTATGATTTCTCCCGTCGTATCGGCGGAATAAGTCACTGTGTCTATCGTCCCGTTCGCAGCGTTTATCGTATCAAAGTCGTCGAAATTCTGGACTGTTAATACGTATCCCGTATCCGATGAGACGCCGAGATAAACGGCTGTAATAACAACACCGTGAGGATACTGGATAGAATTGATTGCCTTGACGGTCAGTACATCGTTCACATTATCAGGCTCGAAGATTGTACCAGACCATGACTTTATGAGCTTACCTATCACAACGTCAGTGGAAGCCGCTAATTCGGCATGTGCCGCTCCGTGCTGAATGACTACCGTGCCGTCTGTGAAGTCAATCTCAATGCCACCATCCACGCCGGGAACGGCGGGTGATGCTTGAGGTAGTTCCAAATCCGCCCCTCCGTAATCATGTATGCCGAGCCACACCGCACCATCGGCTTTATTCACAAGGGCTTTGTCGGCAATTTGCGTATCAATCTCCGCAAATGTGTCTACTTCTACGGCAGACCCACCGGAAACAGCAACAATCCCCGACCAGCCTGAAATGTCCGCCCCGGCCCCGCCGTAATTCAGGGCCAATGGCGTAACTAATGTCAAGGCCGGTAAGGCTATCGAACCGCTGTTAAAGGTAATCGTAGGGTCTGTCCCCGTGGCCTTGTTCCACGTCCAGACTATCGTATCGGTAGAAGCGTCACCCCATGTACGGTTTCCTAAAAGCTCGGTAGGGTCGAAGGCAATAGTAATATCAGTCCCGGCTCCTGCGCTTGAAAGGTCAATCGCAAGACCTTCCGTTCCTGTAAGGTCTGCTAAGACTGTTGCTGAAAACATTAACAATATGAGTAAAATCAATAGCTTTTTCATAATCGTTCCTTATGGATAATATATAACTTGTTCTCCGGCAAAAATGACGTTTTCTCCGGCAAAGATTACGTTTTCCGGTAGACCGCCCCATGTAGTCAAGGCCGACCGTTTCCACGTATTACCGGCCACGCATATATAGATATAATCCGACCCCCACGCAATATCACCGGCATTTCCCGCCGCAGTTGCCGAACTCGGTATCTGCGACGTAGCTACGTTGATTTCATTGCCGGATAACGTGACTTTCACAAACGTCGGAGAATCAGTCGTACCAAGTCCCAAAGTCGTTCTCGCCGCCGAAGCCGTTGCATCATCTAACAAAGTACGCATGAAGATTGTCGTAAACGGACATATCGACCCGCCTAAAGCCGTTCCGCTCAAGGCGCATAAAAGTAAAAAGCACGTAAAGCGTCTCATCTTTTACCTCACATAAAGGTCAACATCTATCTTCACGCCCGTAGTGCCGGGATCGCCGTCAGGTGTTATTTCTACCGTCAATTTGCCGTCGCAGAGGAAGGATTTGAAGTCACAGTCAGTCGAGCCTAAACTATTGCCGTAATAGATAGTAGTCGTTCCGGTCGGGATGCTCGTCTTTTCGTAGAGCTTACCGCCGTTGGAATCATATATAGAAACTTTGCCAGCTACGGTGTTCGTGTTCACACTGATTTTGACCGCTATCTGCTCGCACTTACCATTGACTTTCCTGTAAGTCGTAGCCTTTTCGCTCGCGCCCGAATCCCAACTCTGCTGGTCTAAACTGACTTTTCTTACAGTCTGCATCTTTACTCCTTAAATAAGGATAGGGAGGGTCTTTCGACCCCCTCCCATCCCGAAGGAAAACCATGTATCCATAGTCATTCCTGTAATTCTTCCGGCAGTCGCTCTTTCGGAATTACAGATTGAATCGGAGCAACGGCGCTAAGGTCTCTTATTTGCTGCTGAATCACCATAATGTCCCGCGTCAAAGTCTGTTCTTCTTTCAGGACTTTCAACTGCCCTATTCGTTCTTTCAAATTAGACAACGCCACTTCTTCAGGCGCTGCGTTCGTCTGGTTCTTGTCTGCGGCCATAAAGACCAATGCTGCAACGAGCAGTGCGATAAGAACCACTACCACAATAGTTTTCCATTCTTTCATAGTCTTTCCTTTCTATTAAGTACCCGTCTGCGCTAATGCAGCGGCGTAATCCGTGTAGACGATGCAAACGTCCCAACTACCTGCCGTTATTTCATCAAAGTCATTTGTAGTCGGAGTGCCACTAACGTAAACATCTATAATGGAGCCGGTAACAGCTATTTCCGGTATCTCTGCGGCTGCCGTGCCCATAATGTCATCAGCGGTATCACAATCCGAAGTAGTTAAAATCTGATCGCCTCCAGTAGCAGTACCAATCTCAGTGGCAAATTGACCTCCAGCCGTAATAGTCTCGGTACATAAAACAAATACAGAGTTAATCATGCAATTGGCTGGAATTCTGCCAACCCTTATACCTTGTTCTACTTTGTTCTCCTGAGTATTGTCATACTGGAAATCGGTAGCGGGATCGTCATCGACGGAAATCGAAACCACAAGCATCTTGACCGCACTGAGAACTACGTTGTCGTTGGCATCGGCGATAACATCATCAACCGAAATATCGCCAACATTGACAACGGCACCTTCTCCGAAGTCCATTCCAGATAAAGCACTAAGTGAAATACCTCCGGCAGTCGCTTCTAAGGTGATTGCACCCGTCGCATTGCCTAAAGTATTAGTAATTACAATGGTCTCGGATGTACCGGTATTGGTAATTAAGGAAATTGCACTGGCTATATCGTGGTTGGCTTCGAGAAGAATCTGCCCGCCGTCAATATCGACGTCTTTACCGGCGGCGGCATCTATATTAACACCACCGGCAATGGACTCAATCCAAATCGAACTCTCGCTCGTTAAGGCCGCCGCTTTCAAATTGATACCGCCAACGTCGCTAAGAAGCGTTACCGAAGATGCTCCGGTAGCTTCAGCAATACCTTTATCGGCATGAATCTTTATCGAGCCGGCCGTACCGCTTGTCGAATTCTCGTGGATGTAAATACCTTCGGCATCGAGGTCGGCTGAAACAATCGTGACCTTATTCTCGCCGTCAATAGTAATATCGCCTACAGTAGCGCCGTCTGCCGTCAACACAATCGCATCGTCACTCGCTGTAACGGCAATACCGCCAAGGTCGCTTAATATTTTAATCGAATCTGATGTACTACCGGTATCGTTCCAGATGTTAATATCAGAGTTTGTATTACCATTGGCAGTCAACTTAATCGCATTGGTAGCATCTAATCCCGAAGTCAATTCAATAGCACCCAACGAAGCGGTCAATTGAACGGCAGATGCCCCTGCGCCTGCCGCCGTACTTGCGGTCGCCTCAATCTCGATACCGCCTTCATCGCTCAATATATAAATCGAGTCGGTTCCGGTTCCCTGATTGGCGCGTATCGTGATATTCTCATCGTCGCCGCCGTTTGTCTCAATCCTGATAGAATCATCGGCGTTAAGAGCCGACAGAAGACCTATACCACCGACTTGACTATAAAGCTGAATAGCGGCATCAGATTCAGTCGCTGTCGATGCAGCGGTTCCGGTTTGAGAATGTATGTAAATACCGGAAGTTGCATCACCATTGGAATGCAATTTAATCCCATCCGCACATCGGCCCGATGATACAATTTCAACACTCGAAGCATTCGTACCGGTTTGACTGATAGTAAGGTCTTCACCGGCTTCAGTTGCGGCAACAGTGATATTAGCCGAACCTGTACCGTCTATACTGAAAAGGTCGCAGTCTACGATTACATCGGCGCTTGCTCCTGAGCCGGTAAGAGTAAAGTTACCCGACTTGAAATCAACGTCAATACCGCCTGTCGTTGCATGAGAAGCCTGTAAACTAATCGCATCGGCGCCGGAACCGTCGCTGTCAAGAATGATAGAGGAATCATCATCGCCATCGACTTTGATAGTTAAATCATCGTCTGCGCCGTCGGAATCCACCTGAATCAGCAAGGTATCTCCGGCCGCATTCAGGGCAAACGTACCCGTCGAATCCATATCTATTTTGTCGTTGGAGCTGATAACAATATCGCCGCCGTTTGTCACCGTTGTAAGACTGAGCGAATCCGTTCCGCTTCCCGCAGAGCTAATTAAAATGCTTGCATCGACATTGTTCTGCAACTGGATAGTCAAGTCCTCATCGGACTCTGCCGCTACGGTAATCGTCATATCGTCGTCGGCATCCATCGTCAGTACGCCGGCAGCGTCTATGTCGATACCCGCCACACTTGCAATAAGCGCCAAGGCATTGTCGTCAGAACCGTCTGCTGTAATCGAGATATGACTATCCGATGTTCCGGTTGTCAAAAGGATAATATCCTCATCGGCGCTCTCGGCGTGAAGAGTAATATTTATATCTTCATGGGCGTCAACGTCAATACCGCCAAGAGTTGATGTAATCGTAATTGCTTCCGTGCCCGTACATTCATCGTTGAGAATGTTTATGTTCGCATTCGCACCTGAATCAGAATGAATCTTGATGGCATCCGGTACGTTATGAGATGAGGTAAGGAAAATCTGACCCCCGTCAATATCGACATCGTAAGCTGCCTGAGCGTCAATATTAACACCGCCTGCGGCAGCCTGAATCCAGATTGCATTAGCACTTGCCAGTCCCGTCGCTTTAAGACCGATACCGCCAACATCGCTCAAAAGATTGATAGAAGCGGCTCCATCGGCAACGGCGTTACCCGTATTGGCGTGGATATTGATAGTACCTCCAGTACCACCGCCTTCCTCGATACGGATAGCATCCGCCCCGTTCAGTTTTGAATGCAAGCCAATACCGCCTGCCTCGCTGTAAAGCTGAATAGATGCGTCGAACTGCGTTGCAGAAGAAGCGGTTATACCTAACTTGTTCTGTATCGTTATTTGACCGTTAGCACCTTGGGCTTCGATGCGAATAGCATCAGCAGCAGCAAGACCCGAAGCCAGACCAATACCACCGGCCTGGGCATAAAGTTGAATGGCGGCATCTTCTTCTCCGGTAGCGGAAGCGCCTACACCGGCAATGGCCTGCAAAGTCATTTGCGCGGCCGCACCGGCGGTCTCTAAGCGGATAGCATCGGCGCCGCTCAAACCCGAATACAAACCAATACCGCCGACAGTAGCTTCGAGTTGAATCGCAGCATCCGTCTCAGTCGTTAATGAAGAAGTAATACCCTGATTATTGGTAATATCAATCGTTTCGGCCGCTCCTCCGCCGCCTGTTGTTGCAATTACAATCGCAGCAGCAATGTTTTCCGCAGAAGTGATATTGACACTCGCACTACTTGTAATGTCAATGTCTTCCGTGGCAACGGCTCCGGTAGTAATTAAGTCAATACCGCCGTTGGTCGATGTGATAACTACCGAATCGAGAGCGCCTTCACTTGAAGTAAGTGCCAAACTTTTGGCAACATCGACGTCCAAACCGCCTGCGGTAGAGTCAATATTAATAGAGTCGTCACCGGCGCCCTGACTATTGAGAATTACGATAGTCTCGGTATTGCCTGTGTTGGTCTTTAACTGAATGGAACTTGCTCCATCATCTTCCGATTCGATGAGAATTTGACCGCCGTTAATTGCTACGTTTTTACCGGCAGCGGCGTCAATGTCGATACCGCCAGCCGTTGCGGTAATATCAATGGCCGCTTCATTAGTGCCTTTGGTATTGGTAACGACTATCTGGTCGGTAGTATCTACGTTGGTTATCGCCGTAATAGCCGTTGCGCCAGCCGTCTTATTGACAATCGCCACGTTACCGCCGGCAATATTGATTTCCTTAGCAGCGGCAGCATCAATATCGACACCTCCCGCCGTTGCGGTAAGGGTAATTGCGCCTGCTGCCGTTCCTTTGGTATTGGTGACGACAATAGTCTCCAAGGTATTCACATTCGTTGTCAGAGCAATTGCACTTGCGGCATTGTCTAAGGAAGAAATCAAGACCTGACCGCCTGCAATATCCACATCGTAAGCGGCAAGGGCATCTATATTGACGCCTCCGGCACTCGCGTTGAGTTTAATTGCATCGGAATTAGCCTCGCCTGCCGTAACGATGACCGAACCGTTCGTACAGGTCAGGTCAAGGTCTTTGGCTGCTGCGCCGTCGGCAACAATATCTATTCCACCGGTAGTAGAATGAAGATAGATACCATCCGCAATATCCTCAGTGGCGGTCATAATAATAGAGCCGCCGGTATTGGTGACTATAAAGTCCTGAGTAGCTAAACCCGCTATGGCAATATCAATAGTGGATGCAGCGTCAATGTCTATCTCGTCGGCGGAAGCCACTTTAATATCACCCGTGGCAGACGATGAGATAAGACTGATAGCATCGCCGCCCGTACCATCGGAAGTTAAGATGATAGAAGCGTTTTGATCTCCGTCCTGCTCGATAGTAATATCGTCGTCGGCACCGTCGGCTGTATTGGTGATAGTCAGTGTACTGCCCGTAGCGTCTATATCAATACCGGCAGCAGAAGCGAGAAGTCTCAGAGCATTTGTCGCATTACCCGATGACTGGAGAACCAACTGTTGATCCGTAACTCCCGCCTGTTGAATAATCACATCATGTCCGGCAGAAGTGCCCGTCGAGCCGATTGTAAAGATAGCGGCGTCGCCGGTGATAGTCGTCATACCGGAAGCGGTCGTCATCGCACCCCAGTCTATGGTTGTAGCACCGGTACTGGACGAAAGCGTAACAATATTAGTATTTACACCAAGTCCGATACTTAAATCTTCGACAGTTGCTTCGTTACCGGCGAACGTAAAGGTATTATTGGTGCCGTTCGAGAAGATGTCGGAGTTCTCCATGACAATATCGGAAGCACCTGAGATTAAACCGACAAAACTACCGACACCTGCCTCTGAAATAGTCCAGGTATCACCAGTCCCTGTAATGTCGTCACCAGTACCCGAACCGTCAATCTCAATGGATGGGTCAGTTCCGGCATTGGTAATCTTCAAACCTTCATAAGCTCCCGTATTCGACTGGACTAACGTAAGTACGCCGTTATTCGTACCGGCACCCGCCGTAAAAGTTAAGGCGTCTCCATCGACAGTTATAGTGTTTCCGTTGTTGTAGGCCGTATCCAGATTTGATGCACCAGCAAGGTCTATAGTCTTCCAAGGCCCGGATGCGCCTGAATAGAGCATCAAGGTGTCCGAAGCATCATCGTAATAGACCAGACCCTCTGCGCCGGTAGGTGCTGTGCCGGGCGTGAACAAGACACTCGCCGCCCCGCCCGAACTTATTAAGTTCTCATCGACCTCATTCATAAAAAGATAAACGGGGTCGCTGTCCGCATAGCCCGAACCCGCATTTGAAATGCGCTTCCTGTAGTATTCAGGGCCGTACGTCAAGGCCGCACCGGCAAGAGTAGAGAAGGCAAGAACGGCCATAATCGTTATTAGTATTAACTTTTTCATGCTTATCTCCTTTCTTATGCCGGGGCCGCCGGATCGCCTACATTGGAAGCCCATACCTGAGCGTTAGCGCCAATATCCGAAGGCGGCAGTAAACTCAGCCACGCATCGACCGCGCCGACAGTTTCGGCACCGACCAAAGTATATTTGAGCTGTAAATACGTCTCTGTTAATTCATACGGCAGCGTTCCCCTGTAAAGCCATTGGCCAAGCGTTGAAAGTCCGTCGGCCAACTCGATAGCAGCCCGAAGGGGGAACGTGACAGCGCTTCCGTAAGCAGAATCGGTGTCGTTTTCCATTGCGATAGCCACACTCGTAGCGCCTGTAAAAGCTATCGCAACACGAACACAAATATAGATTGGAACGCCAACGCCGATTTGATGGCGAGTCATTGCCAAATCTATATCTTTTGTGGACGCTTCAGTGCTGTTAATGACCTGACTTTCACTGAATACGCCTAAATTAGTCTCTGCACCCATAAGAGTGCCTCCTTTCTTTATGCCGCGGCAACCGCAGTCTCAGACTCACTGATGCAATCGCATTTGCCTATCGGCATGTCACGGAATCGCAGGCGCAGGGTGCCCCACGGGTTGTTCTTGTCGTAAAAGACGTTCTGTTTCTCCACCGACATGATGTCGAGTTGAGTGAGGATGGTTCGAGAGCAGTACATCCACACTGGTTCGGAACCCTTGAAGTTGTTCCTCGCTTCGATGACTTTTTTCCAAAGGGTAGTATCCATCGAATCAATAGATACCTCAACATTCCTTATCCTCGCACAGGCCGTATAGTCGCTTACACAAAGTCCCAAATCCCATTCCAACTCCGTTCTTAAACAGATATTGGATTTGGAATTCTCGGCGGTGTAATACTGCCTGCCCATGTCCTCGATGCGAATACCTTTATGAGGGTCGTTCTGCGGACAGATACCGCAAATCTTGTCCTCGGCCCATTGGATGAGCCAGATACTCGTTGTATCGTCGCCCGTGCCTCCCATATCGTAGACGCCGTAATCGCCGTTGGTCGGACTGAGAACATCCGAGGCGTCGGGTGTTTTATACCTTATGCCCAAACCGTCGAACTTACGCGGACTGGCTACGCTCGAACCGTTGATAAGATGGTTGGCAACGCCCTGCGAAAAACCTTCCTGATGCCTTTGGCGGATAAGACGCATCTTTTGCGCTTTATTCTTCTGGATACGAAGAACATCACGCGGAACGTCTATCCGGTCTTTGAACATTGAAATTACCTCAGTGAAGCTGTCCCATTCCATCTTGCTGGCGTCCCATCCTTCCCCGACATTGATAATCACAGGGGTCGGAAGGCTGGTCTCGCGCGTACCGGTATAGCCCAGAATTTCATTGGAGGGGTATATCGGCATGTCACCGAGTATGGGATTGGATTCACTGAGCACTTTGGCGAAACGACTGAGAGGACTCTTGTCGTCGAGCTTCGCCAACTGGATTAAATGGTATCTTGTACCAAAATCGTGGTCGCTCATAATAATTCTCCAATTCGTATTTACTTACTTCACGTTTCGGAGAGTTATCTGAGCTTTCAGGCTCCCCTGACACTTAACGCGTGCTTCGCGGAGGCCGCTTTAGCCTCTAAGCATCAGGCTCGCTTGCGCGAGTTGTCTGAATCAGGTTTTTAATCTTTTAAGTCTTCGTGTGATTTAGGAAATTCCTCTTTAAGAGACTGCTCTTCGGTTATTCGTTCTTTGGCGTCCGAGTAAATAGTCTTGGCCTCGCCTTTGAACTGTTCGGCGGCGTGACATAAAGCCTTCATAATGGCCGTCTTTACAGGTTCACCACCGGAAAAGAGAGTATTTTTGATACCTTCAAAGACTATATCGAACTGCTCATCGGTCTCGGTAAAGTCGTGGATGTACCTCTGCAAGAGTTGGTCATTGGCAGCGAATTTGTCGGCACCGCCCAGGTGGGCCTTAATCTTTATCTCGGACTCTTCGTTTTGTTTGCCGAGATTCTGCTGGTGCTTTTCCTCCCGTTTTGCTAACATTTTGAGTTGGGTATCTACGGCAAACTGAACAGACTCGCGGGACTGATTATGCTTGTGTGCCCCTATCAAATATTCATTAAGAGCATCCTGGTCAATATCAACGCCTTCGGGTATGATTGGCTTGTAATCACCCGGTGTGTCCGGCACTCCCAACATCCTCGAAAGATTCTTGCGGTACTCAAATCTTTCAGATTCCGTGGCATCTTCCGGTAAGGGACTTGCCATCTTGGTTATCTGCTTATCACGCTCCAAAAGACTTTTTACTATCTTCGGAACGTCCAACTTACCGTCTTCCGTGCGGAACTTCGCCTTCGTCGGGTCGTCCGAACCCCACAGGTTTAATTTCTCAAGATGCTCGTCACTAAAAAAGTTAAGACCATCCGCGCCCTTGTGACTTTTGAGACCGTCAAGGTCAACTGAAAGAACGGGCGGGTCGCCTCCACCCTCTTCACCGCCTTCACCTTCGAGAAAACGTAAACTGAACGGATTGCCAAATGACCAGCAACTTCTAAATCTTTTCTTCATAGTCTTCTTCCTTAAATGTCATATTTAGGTTTGCCCTTCCGCATTACTTTCGCGTTCGGATTGGCGTTACTGGCCGGGGGTGCTATGTAAGGCGTCCTTTCAGTTCCCCTCGCGATGCGAAATGCCGTGTAACCCCTGACTTTCACTTTCCCGCCGGCGGGCATTATCTGGGCCAATACCTTCCATCCCTTTTCATTTTTTCCTTCGAGGAAAACGGGCGGGCCTTTCCTGACCTTTACCTCGGTCCTGCCGTCCTTGAGAACTTTCGTCTCTATCCTCTCCGGCTCCGGCTCCTTCTGGCGTATCATATCCCTTAATGAAAGCCAGCGGGCAAGTTGTTTTTCGGTAACACCCTCCCTGAGCTTCGGGTTATCCTCGTCGGTACGGTCGAAAATTATGTTTACGAGCTTGTCATATTCGGCCTGAAGCTTTTCTATTTTGTCCGGGGCGGCCTCAACTATCGGGCCATCGGGCTTCTCCGCCTGAAGAGTCACTAATTCTATCAACTTTTCACGGTCGCAATTCGCTCTTGGCTTACCATCCTTTCGGAGACATTCGTTTTTCAGTTCTTTAATTCTTTCTTCGTTCATTAGTCTTTCCTTAATTGGGTTGGATTATCTTCGCACCTTTCGGATTGAGTAACTCTTTTGTTTTTTTGGTTGTTTCGTTCGTTATTGCCTTCATAAGTACCTTGCTTAATTCGATTCCGAGCATATCAGGGTTATCTGTAGGTTTTAACTCACAAAATATCCTTCTTCCGAAAAAATGCACTTTAGGAATCTGTATCATCGGCATTACTGACATCTTTTACATTCTCCAAAATAACTTTCGCTATATCGTCACAAAGACACATTATGTTGTCACCTGCAAGAATATTCACATCCGTAATGAACTGCTCTACACAAATCAAGTGGTCGGGCTGGCCGACCCGCCAGAAGAGCCTTGCAATTATCCGGCTCAATAATTCAGGCGATTTGGTAAAACCTTCTATAAGTTTCCGCCTGTACCTTTTTTCAGATTCTATTTTCTTCTCGTCACTCATGCCGCCGACTCCAATATCTTCATGGGACTGCCGGATTGAGTTGCGCCCTGCAACTTCGGAACGGCATCGGCCATCATAGACATCTGTTCGAGTTGCAATTGGCGCTGACGCATGGCGTTTTTGTCCTCTTGTATCTTCTCGAATTTCTCCTGCGGTACGATGGCATCCTGGAAGAATCCGCCTTCCTCAAGTATCCGTTCGACTAAAATACCGGCGTTGATTTTGTCCCTTGCATCGGGCCATAATTCAAATATCGGGGCGACCATACTAAGATTGTCTGTCACCCTTCTCATTACCACCGACAGTTTCTGGGCCTGAGCCAAAGGTCCGGTGAACTGAGGGATAGTCTCGCCGTCCGTCTCGTATATCTCATCGGGCGGATCGGTCTGATTCCAGAACCTTCCCGACCTTATCTCTATCTCCATGAACCGCTCGTCCACCGGGGTCAAAAGACCCCTGTCGAAAGACTCTATCGCCGGGCCTATCTGGACGTTCTTTTCGGCTAACATCTGGGCAACTTCGTAAGCGGTGGGAGGCTGTTTGTGCTCGCGGTGGTATTCATCTAACATTCTGAATAAATCAATGTGAAAATGCCTTTTGCGGTTCGCATCTATCCTATCCACAAAGTTTGTGGTATCAGGATATTTTATGCCCGTTATAAGGGGCTTCGGTGCCCTGTCCCATTCGTTATCCGACATAGCCCATGAGAACTTACCGGGTACGGCTTTTGTACGTCTCTTGGCCTCCTGAAGAGCTATCATCGGGGGCCGGGCCGAATACTCCGCTACATCATAAAGAGCCGTCCACGCCGCTTGACCGGCCTTCTCATCGTATATCGCCGACCACGCGGGAGTACGGGCGTAGGTCTCGTGGGGATTCCTGAAATAATGCCATGCGGCGAAAGGTTTGTACCAATAGGCGGGTACTCCGTGGGGCAGTGCGCCTTTGTATCGGTCATCGGTACAGGTATAGGGAAGATAGTACATCTGCCACGGCCTGCCCGGAACGCGCTTCGGAGTGTATAGAAGATTTGAATTGTCCGGCCTGTCTAATTCGGGTTCTTTCAAATCCTTAAAGATGGGGTCGTCCTCATGGTAGACTACCATAAGGTACTTGTCTTTTGTCTTGTGGTCGCCGCTCCTTAATTTCTGCTGAATATCAGGTGGAAGATTGTCAATCCCGAACTCCATCATCGCGTTCATGCCGGTAACTTCAAATAATCTGTGATAAGCAATGTCGTTACCGAACCAGTCGCGCTTGAGGTAATTCTCCTTGTAATGGGGCAACTTGCATATTATCTTGCCGGTGGCCTCATCTTCCTCTATTAACATTACGGGGGAACCCACGGTGATACCATCGAGGACATCAGGGCCGATTATCTCGTAAAAATTGCTCTGCCGGTAGACTTCGAGCATGTAATCATCGCCCCGCTGAAGCCATGCGTTTAGAGAGTCGTTGCCGCGGAACCGCATCTGCTTCATCTGGCTTTGACGCCACTGAAGGGTCGGGCCGACCATAGAACCCTGAAAGCCCCTCGCCATTACCGCAGCCGACCACGAACCCGTACCCTCAACTAAATCTTCGTGAAGGAACTTGCCGGTCTCCGAAGATGATTTGGCTGAATATATCGTAATGTCGGGACGGTAATATTCGACAATTACCTCACGCTGAGAATCCCAGTTTTTCCGGTCCTCCGCCATTTCAACGTGGCGCATCATTACACGCTCGTAGAACGTCTTGTCCTTATACTCGGCCCCCATTAGGCCCCCCATAGCCGGTAAATCCCCCCCATTTGAGAACCTACCGGCCTTAAATTAATTTATTTTCCATATACTCCTGAACTTTTTGTTACCGAGGATGCCATTTTCCTTTATAATAATTTGCATATTTGCAATGCGGCCCATGCCAAGTAGTACACCCTGAACAAAAGTTTCTGTTCAAAGGGGCACAAATTATTGAAACTTCTGTTGGATAAGATTTAATAAATTCATTTTTATCATTCTTCTTCATTGCCCACACCTAAAGTCTCTTCGTCTCATATCCTGAATTCCTTATAGTCCGGCACTCTTACATTTCTCCAATATAAGTCTGCAAGGAACCCAAAGAATCCACATATCTCTTGTCTTTTTGATTCCCATTCTAATCGCAATCTCTCCAATCTATTTAACCGGTTCAACATGCGAAAATCAATCAAACTATATCCATAGTCTCTTCGTCTCATCCCATGTGTCTCGTAAAATCCTCTATATCATTTATTAACTCAACGAGAATAGCCCTAAGTAATCTGAAAATTCTCATTCATTCCTTAACCTTGTTCGGGTCGACACGTAGTAACCTTCCATCGCCATCACTGTAAACTTTACCACATTTAATACACTTATTTTCCCCCGGTGTCACACTATAATCTGTTTCGAGCAATTCGTGAAAACACTTAATGTTAGGATTGACTATCAATAATGCTTTTTTCAAATTTTCGTCCGTTCTCGCTCTGTTCAATAGACCTGGCGAAGTTGTGTCCAACCACCAGATCATGCTTTTGTTTAATATCCAAATCCGTCCACATTTAGGACATTTATATAAATATGGTTCAGAATTTAGGGGGTAATCGCGATCAATAGGATAAATACACATAGAATTTATCCATACTTTTTGGCCACAATAACAATTAAATCTCATGTCTTGGCTAAGATTTGGTTCGCCATACCAACCGGGCTTGCCATGAATCTTTGTTTCGTTCGGTTCGTTTGGCTCGGAATCCAAACCAATGAAATAAACTAACCAAAATAAAAGGCAGGCGATAAACAAAACAAAAGATATTTTGATAAGTGTCTTAATTATCATTCCTTAACCTCGTAGCATCATATTCTTCCTTAGTAAAGCCAACTCCGCCTTTTAACGGCAATCCGCTTTCGGTGTAATCTGTAACGAAATGATAATATCTCTTATCAAGTTCCGGTTTATCAAGGCCGATGATATTTATTCTTAAATCTGGTGTTAGTCGATGAATTTGGTATTTTTCCCAAATATAGTCGTAAACTCCGAAGAACCATAATCCCAAGAATAGTAAGTAAAATAAGATATATAAGCTCGCTTTTTGTTCTTTCTTCATTTCTTAACCTCGTTCGGATCGGTAGTAATCATAGAACCTATTCGTTTGTTCCAACTATAATTACATCTACCACTTAACATGGCAATCATGTTCCAACGATAAAAACCGAGAGCCATACCCTCTCCATAATTGCTTTCATTTGCAGAATCTGAGTATTGATAATTCCTATTATTGCAACTCAGAAATATTGGATGTTCTTCCATTATCCACGTTATTTCATCAGTGGAATACTCGAAAATTAAGCATCCAGTCCACGTACCGCTTGTCATAAAATCGACATGATCACCGTGTTTAACTTCTATCGACCTTGACACACCATTCGTATCAAAAAATGTTTCATTGATAGGCTCATTCGACTCAGTAAACGTACAATTCGTAAACATCGGTTCGTTTGGCTCGGAATCCAAACCAATGAAATAAACTAACCAAAATAAAAGGCAGGCGATAAACAAAACAAAAGATATTTTGATAAGTGTCTTAATTATCATTCCTTAACCTCGTTCGGTTCTTCTGGTTTTTTTAATAGCCATTTTTCAAATTCTCTAAATAAATAACCTACCGTAAAACACAACAGTCCATAAAGTAGAGCTTGAAATGGTGTCATTCCTTAACCTCTCATTTGCCCATCAGACTCCCTTTGCGACGTTTCTTCTTCCCTACACGTCTCCATTTGCCACCTGTCTTGTGGTACGTTATTCCGTTTACTGTCTTCTTAGGCATTATATATCAAACCTCTTAACTACCGCTCCCCAATGTCTTGCCCGCCACTCCTAATTGTAACTCCTTATCCATAGCCATTAGTTGCCGGTATTTCTTCTTCGTCTTCGGCTTGGTTTGAGATTCGCCCGGTATTATCACCGGAGGACTCGGACTTATCGGTTTGGGAGGTGTATCGAATAAACTCATACCCTGCGCCTCCCGAATTCCAGCACCTTATGAGCGTAAGGATCGTAATCATCGTCATCTATTTCGATGGGAATGGCCTTCGGATAACCTAAACGCTCGCCGTTTATATTTCCCCACCTGTACTGTAACGCTAAAGTCTGCATCATATCCGAAGGGTCGGCCGCCCAATCGCCCATCGGGTCTTTACTATAGACTTTAAGGTCCTCATCCCACTTGTACCTGTAATAAGCTAAAGACTTGATTAAGTTTTTCTCAGGGTGACCCTCGACGACAACGCAGCACGTTTTGCTATTGAAACATATCGAATCGTAGATGTCCGATAAAGCCTCTATGGAGTCCTTTTTCAACCTCGGACGCTGGACGGTGCGAATAGGTTCTTTTAATAAAGACTGGTAGGTGTCTTTTAAGATGATGCCCGTACCCTTCTCATGGCTCATTACATCGTGGGGCATGTGATGTTCGCAGTAGTTGTAGTCCTTCTTATTGACCTGAGAGGCGTGATAAGGCGCGCCCCGGCCCCTCTCACAATAATAGTCTATTATCCTGATTTGTTCCTTAATAAACTGAACGAACCCGACACAAGTCGAGTTCCTGTATCCCAAGTCCCAGAATGTATGTACCGGAATATTTCTTACCCACGGGTAAAATCCTATCCGGCCTTCCGCCCGCGCCCTTTCCATCTCATCGCCGTAAACCGCGCCGCTAACCGAAGTCTCAAAGGCTTCATCTACCGTAGATGGATGCTCCTGCTTCATTAACTTACCCAAACCGCCGGCACCATCCCTCTTGGCCGCATACCACGCACGCTGTTCTAAATTCGTGACTATACCCTTCTCCGCCAATTCCTCGAAATAACCATTCAATTCATCGCTAATCGTTATACCTAACGGCTCAATCGAGTTCTTGGGGTCCTGATGCCATGCGTAAAAGTGGAACTTGTACTGTAAAGGACTTAATTTTCGACCTTCCTTCTCGGCTTGGGCGGTCTCGGCCTGGGCGTGGGTGCATAAATCGTAAAAGTCGCCCGCCGCACCTTCGGCAGTTCCCTCTATTACGGCCTTACTGCCAAATTGGGGGTGCAAAGACGGCATTGTTCCCGTCTTTATCTCCTCCGCACGCTTGGGGTACTTGGCGCATATCTTGCCTAACTCCGAAACGTGAAGACGATGAGTCGTCGCCGATCTGAATCCCACCGCTACCCTTATACTCGAACCGTTTGCTAACCTTAAAGTGCAGGCATCATCTTTCAATGCCTTGTTTTGTAACTTTATAAAATCGGGCAATGCATGATAAGGCAACTTAACCTTGGAATTGAATATCTCCTCGGCATCTATCTTGGTATGAGCTATAATACCACATACTAAATTCGGAATGAAAAGACAATCATCGAGCATGTCAATATCGGTCTCGGTTGAAAATCCGTGCTGACGCGACTTCAAAACGACTTTGAGGGGATGAGTGTCGGCGGCAAATTCCTTTTGAACCGGCCTCTGACGGTAAGGCATCTTCGTACCGCCCTCATCGACTATGGTGTAAAGATGGTTTTTACGCCACGTCTTCGTGTTTAAACATTTCTTCAATTGTGCCTTCGTCTTCGGTAACATTGCCCCCCCAGGCAAAAGTAACCCAATTATTATCGAGACTAATATGCCTCGAATTTTCATTTATGCTTCCCTATAATCTCGACCAAAAAATATAAATTCCTCCTCTGTTGACGGGTACTCAAACTTCATTAACTCAACGTCATTAAGTCTGCGTGCAAGCATATTCACATACCACGCCTTCTGCCTATCACTGAGAATTACACCCTGTTCGGCAAGACTGGCAAAATACTTACGTAAGTTGCTGGGTATATCCCTTGGAGTATCTTCACAATCCGGGTCTTCATGCCACACATAAAAAGGAACCCGCATATAACTATGAAAACCGAAATCACACATATCCTGACATATTCCATTTTTGCGAGACTTCACTCTAATCATTACGAGACTTTCTCATTCAAGCCAACCATCAAAAGGCCAAATGTCAAAACATATCATAAGTAATAATATTGCCGAAATATTGAACATTACGAGATTACCTTTGCCATATCCCTAATTTGTTATGTTTTATTGAAGTTGGGTTTTCCCATTACGAGACTACCTCATACAAAGGGCCGGATGCAGCTATTTGTTTACTTACTACGTGCCAACCAGACTCCTTTTTGTCTTTTTCAATGTTAAGCCCAAACCGAATATCTGGAAATATCCACTCAATTATTATCGAATCATCATCCTCTCTGTGAGCGTGGATAGCAGGCAAAATGCCATCCGATATTAAATCGTTAATCATTACTTCTTCCATTACGAGACTACCTCAGCACCACAACCAACCTTCCAAAAACAACACTTCTTGAACTTCTCCCCACTACCGCACGGGCATTTTTCATTCCTGCCAACCTTGACAACGCGAACTTCCTTGGTTTGGGAATCACGAACCGCCGCCGTTACCTTCGGCTCAAGATGCTGCTCGTCAACAAATTCCCGCAATCGACTAATACCCAATGAACTTTCTACTGTTGTTTCTATCATTTTCGTCTCCACAACGGAAAATAGTTATTTCTCGCGCCCCTCATGTATAAACGATATATCTTTCTAAGCCATGCCATTACTCCGCTACCTCATGCCATATATCACCTTGATACTCAAAATATTTCATAATCTCGTCATCTGAATAAGGAATAATTTGAGCGCCTAACAAGAAACCTTCGCCATGCTCGCATACTTGGAATTGCGCACATAACCATTCGTGGCCCGGCTCTTGCGACAATGGTACAATTATATGCTTTCCGTCAGGTTTCTCCCTAATCCATCTCTGGCCCGGATGAACTCTCAAAGATTTTGCCATTACGAGACTACCTACCTATCTTAACACCCCGAAAATACCAAAAAATTACTACCCCCGTAAATTCCGATACTTTCGCCTTTTTTAACCTTCAAATAGCTTGCCTATCTTAACATCATGCCTCTTATGTGAAAAAAAAATATACTGGTGGGGGGAGGGCTTCTCATATATACAAGACCGAAGACCAAAACCCGGCCCTACCCCCATCGACCATCCCGGACACAAAAGCATGCTTATTCATCATTATCACCTTTCAATAGTCTCACAGTGCGTTGTTTGTCGCGTTCCTCCGCTAAGTAGCTCTGTCTTGTAGCCACAATAATATATAATACTGCCAATATAGCCCCTATTACCTTTATCACCATTGCTTATACTTATCCTCATTATTGGCCCAATAATGGGCATTGATGTCACCCATTCACTCTCAAATAGCCCAAACTGTACGCCTTATTGCTATACTGTGTCCAGTAATTAATCTTGGTCTTCTGATCTGCCGGCAAGCCACTCCATAAACTTCTTAGCCTCCTGGCTTGGTTCAATGCCTACGTCCCTCTTATCTACCATGTCTGTGATGTTGACTGCGACAAATTTGAATGCTTGTGGGTTAAATAGCCCTAAAAGGCCACTTTGGATGAGAAAATCCCTTTGTAAATCCTTTACGCGCGTGACTGTAGCCGAAAACTCGCCATGATATGAGGGGTGATTCTCATTACACCAGTCTTTTAGCGTACTGTATCCTATGCCTATTTCTTTGGCAAAACCTACTAATGTAGGTAGTTTACGAGGAAATCTCTTTACATCAGTTCCAACCTTCACACCATTTTTAAGCTTATCTGTTTTGATTTCTTCATATATGTCTTGGTCGAAGAACTTTACTAATCTATCACAGTATTCATCTCGATACTTTGTTGGTCTTCCTCCTCCTTCGCCTTGATGATTTTCTTTTTCTTTCATAGATTTAGACTATTACGGCCATATTCTCTTGTTCTGGCCGACTTTATAGTCCCCTCATGTTGAGATCGTGGCTTAGAATGGATGCTGTTACTTCTTTTTATCCGATTCTGCTGTCATTACTTGAGCCATCAAAGTCTTCATCGCTTCAGCCCAGGGAGAATTGAGAATTTGGCCTACGATGTGGTCAGTCTCATTGACGCCAATGGTATTTTCTGCCGTCTTATCAGCCGGAACTCTCGATTGTTTGACCATTCCCAACATCTGCGAATTGATGCCGCTTATCGCAGTAGTCATGTTGTTATTCAAGGCAACCGCTTGAGATATAATCATGTCAAACCACAAGCGATTGCGGTCATCCCTGTCTGCTGCGAGCTCGACAACCTTTTTAAGATTGACAATATAGGCTTCATCCTGCCCAATGTCTTGCTTTGCTCTTCCTTCTGTTTCAGCCATTTCTTGTTACTCCTTAATTTATTGGTTTTTCACTTCTTGCTTATGCTTGTATTCCTACAAATAAGGGCATTTTTTGACTTAAATGTTTATTTTTTAGTCTTAAAAACTCATCAATCTGAGCTTGAGATATTTTCTTACCAATTAACCTAATCTTCCAACCTGGACGAGGGAATCCACCAATAAACTCTTCATCTTTAACTAAAGCTTTTATCTGCGCTGAATTCCATGCGCCTTTTAAACTCATACCTTGCGCCAATAAGTTATCTAATCTTTTTTTTGTTACTATCATATTTCCCCTTATCCATTCCCAGTGCGGATGGTGGAAGCGCAATGGCTTTTAGCTGTTGTTAAACAGAAGAAAATGCTTAACTATCAGTTTCGTAATCATTTTGGCGCTAGCTTAAAAAACTATCCATTCCCGTTAGCGGAGAGGGTGTTGCTTATGGTCGGACGGACAAATATTGCATATAGGCTATGCTGGTTATATGCATTTGTGCCTTTTTTTGATAGCGCTCCTGGCAGGTTAAAACCGTCCGAGCATCCTGCCAGTTGTGGAGTTGTCAAGCTTTCAGACATTGCTCCCGCCTTTACCAAAATAATCACTTATGTCTTTTATATTATCTTGCCTACCGGCGAACCCTCGGCAAGTAACATACATAAAAAAACCGGCGAAGAGCAGTGATCTTTTTGGTAAAGACTGCCCTTGCCGGGTTAATCCTACTATCAAATTATTATCGCATCCTTGCATCATATCAACCGGTATTATATCACAAACGCATCGGAAGTCAAGGACAAATTGCTTTAAGTTTCAAGCAAGTATATGTCACCGTCTCAAATTTTAAGGCTTATAAGCCTTTATTTATGCTACATTTACAAAAACTTTCAAAGATTTCTCATTATTTGCTTGACTTTCCGGGTATTTTATCCTTTAATAATAGACGTCATGGATATGGATATAGATAAAAACAATTCAATTATCAACAATATGCCTGGCCGGTGGGCTACACTCCTTCTTTTGGTCTGTATCCATGACAACACTGGCCGGGCGTCTATTTAAGGGTTGGAAAATGAAAGCTTGCTCACAATGTAAAAAACAGTTGAATAAACTTGAAGGCGAAGGCGTCCAGTGTAATAGTTGCGGCGAAGTATTTGTCTTATGTTCGACCTGCATAAATGAATTACATGGCTCTAATTGTCCTAAGTGTGGAGAATTTAATGCTGTTTTTGACGAATCTTAACCATCCTCCCCACTGCCCTCTGCGTGCGCGTAGGCGGCGACGTGTAGGATGTAAACTATAACTTTTATGAAAGGGTTGGAAAATGGACTCCACAAAAATACTACAGGGAATTATCATACTTATCGAGGACGACAAATTCTCGGATGCCCAACAAGACTGTCGGCTTTTACCACAAGAACAAGAGGTGATTAACTTATGCGCCACAATTGGCGCAATTGATAGTCAGCCGACTGAGCAGGCTTATCGTGGCACAAAATCAGCAGCTCTTGGAATGGCTGATAAATTGATTGGCCATATCTAATAGCTCAAATATATAAGAGTTGTTGGTGGCACTAACTATGCCTCGAACCGAGATCGTGGCTTGTACGGCGTCTCAAGACGCAGAAAGGGGTTGGAAATGGATTATTACTGCAAAAAATGTGGCGAAGTCTGCATTGAAAAATGTGGAATGGTTATCTGCCAAAAGTGCGGATATGAAGTGACAAAGGACGCGGCAGATAAGGCTAATTTGCTGGAAGCGTCTAAGCTTGCTTTATTGATAAATTACACAGTCGATGAAAACGGGGATGATGAATTAGAATTATCTCCAACAGATGCTAAATGTAAGCAAATGTTGATAGCCGCCATCGTTCTGGCGCAGAAAGGGGAATAATGATGGAAGGTAAACATACACCAGGGCCGTGGAAAATAGATGCTGGGCCTCGAAGTTATGCAATAAAAGCAACAGAAGGCTTATCTAAAGCAAAGTGTATTTGTGATATGCGACTGCCTCAAGATAATGGTGTTCCTATAAAACAAATAGATGCCAATGCCTGTTTTATTGTCAAGGCTTGCAACAGCCACTATGCCCTGCTGGATGCGTGCAAGATAGCTATTAAGGCTTATTGTGGCACAACGGAAAATAAAAGAAAGATTAAAGCCGCCATCGCTCTGGCGGAGAAACCATGAGTATTGACCGCACCAAATACCTGAATAGTAAAGAAGTAGGCCGTCTGCGGGAAGTAACTAAAGCCCGGACCACAAAGACGGGAGTGTTGGCTTGGATGCTGGTTGACTTTGCTTTGCTAACAGGTCTGAGGGTCTCGGAGATTGCTTCTGTTAAGATTGAAGATATAGATTTTGACCGTTCCTTAATCCACATCCATCGACTCAAGAAACGTAACGGCGACGGCGATGATATATTGGCTATCAGCGTGGAGTTTGCCGCCCATTTAAGGAGTTTTATCGGCAGTCGAGACTCTGGCTCTCTATTCATCGGAGAAAGAGGCCCACTGACCGCGCAGGGCCTGCAAAGGATATGGTATAAGTCGGTTCGACTGGCCGGCCTACCGAAAGAGCTATCAATTCATTCAGCACGTCATACAATAGCCGTTCACCTGTTAAAGAAAACCGGAAATCTAAGACAAGTCCAGAAGCAATTAGGTCACGCTTCACCAGCCACTACTGCCAATATGTACGCCGATGTCAGCTTTGAGGATATGCAGGATGGACTTAATGGGCTTTACCAATGAAAAAAGCAGATATTTTAGGAAATCCCGATTTTGATATGCCAGATGAAGGTTGTTCTGGATGGAGAAGTTTGGCTGACTGTAGAAAATGCCCAGAAACTGATAAATGTGATAGCTGTTCACGTAGAATGTGTAAATATGTCGCCGTCAATGTTTATTTTTGTGGAGAAGCAGATGAACTTATCTGCCGATATTGTGCGAAAGAACAAGGTTGGAGTAAAACTGAAATAGCTACGCAAGCCGTTGACCCTGAAAGAAGTGTTTCCGGCAAAGATTGTTGGTCTTTATGAAAGTAAGTAAACGTATACGTAAAGATTGTCTTGGTTGCAAATGCTCGGAAACATTTGGTTGTCAACTTAAATATAAGACCACAACAAAAAGTATTATAATAGGCATAACAAAACGTGTACCTCTTGAGTGCTGTCCAAAACCATTGACTAATCGAGATTGGTTAAAGGCTCGTGAAGATATACACCGGCGATGAAATAGAACAATAGTAATTTCCAACCCGCCCCCTGTGCCGTTGTGCCGGGGGGCTTTTTGTGAAGTAAAATAAGTTCGTATACAATTCATATTCATTCCCATCTTGGCTTTTGGCTAAGATGTAATTATTTTCATTATGAATACAAATAAATGGTGACGCCGGGTGTTTGTGGTGTTTTTTTGAGTATATAGAATCATTCTTTTTTTTACCGTCAAAACTTCCGTAAGCGTCGAACTGTTGGCCTTTTTCCGGCCTCCAAAAATGCTTTTGTTTCGGCTGAAGCGGATGTTTTGAGCGATAATATATTTTGTGATATACTTTTTCGCATTCCTTACAAGAAGACCTTAAACCATATTTTCCTTTTGTCTGGTTGTAGAATTCGCCGAGAGGCTTTCTTTTATTACATGTTGTGCATTCCTTCTTCATTTTCTAATGCCGGCGAGGGCGGCAGTGCTTTTACCGCCCTTCGCCGACATATCCTCAAAACCTGAAACGAGTCCCAATAGCAACTTTGTACCTATCAGTGCCTGAGTCATTTGCTAATTTCAGATATTCGCTGTACGACCGCAAAGAAAACTCAGTGAGGATTTCTACGCCCCCTATCTCGTAGACCGTTCCTGCAATGAAAGCATACATACCACCGTCATTGTCGATGTCTAAAGTTGCCTGGCCGCCGATGTATGGCCTTCCCAATATTCCTAAACCGTTTGGGTCTGTAAGAGACTGTAAAATATAAGCTCCGTAAGTTTGGTCTATATCCGAATCTCCTTCCGGCCACCAATAGCTTGCCAAGCCGACTTCAGTCTGCTCGATCCGTGTGCCAACCCTGATAGCATCCTCAGTTGTAGCATCCTCGAATTCGTTCGGACTGCTGAGTAGTGTTACTGCCATTTGCTCTGAACAACCGTAACAAAAACAAATGAGCACCAACATAACAATTAACTTATTCATTTTTACTTTACCCCTTAAAATAAATTCTCTTTTTTCCTTACAAGAACCAATTTATGTATTCATTCAGCTACCTCCTTTCCGCCTCTCGGCACTTGTGCTGCCATCATTCAAATAACGTTGTTAACATCCTTATCGCTTTCTCCGCCTGCTGTCGGATGACTCCGTTGCCGAGTAATCGCATTCTGTCCACCCGACAGGAAGTCCCATCAACTGCTCGACCCACGCTGGATTGAGCTTGCCCTTGCCCGCTTGCGTCGATAGACCGTCTGTCCTCACGCCTTTTTTCGCTCGTCTTCTGTTGAATCCTTCTTCGTTTGCTGGAGTTTTCCACAACAACTCTCGGCTCTTCCCATTCGTACTGAGTCTGTCCGGGGCGGGCAGGCCAGCGGCAGTCTGAATATTCATTCCGCCCTCCCGTCCTTGCCGTCCGGATCCCGTTACGCAGTTGCTGTTCGGCGTCGGCCAGATGTTGTATTTTGCCATTGCCCCCAAAGTCGGCCGTATTGCTGCTCCTGCACTTTTGCTTTTGTTGAAATAACTGCCCCCGTCCACCATTGCTGGCGTAGGATAGGATGAACAATCTTTGCCGTTTGTGGGGAGCGCCGACCTCTGCCGCCGTAAACAGTCCAGCCTCAACTGAGTAACCCATATTTCGTAGGTTTCTGTAAACTTCGGGGAATCCAATGCTAAGGTGTCCGGGGACGTTCTCTCCGATGAACCAAACAGGTCTAACTGCCTCAATGATTCGAGCAATATGCGGCCAAAGGTGTCGAGAGTCTTTAGTCCCTTTCCTCTTGCCGGCAACGCTGAACGGTTGGCAAGGATAACCGGCAGTGACGATGTGTACCCTTTTACGAAATGGCGAGCCATCGAAGGTTTTAACATCCGTCCAGACAGGAGCGACATCCAACTTACCCGCTTCCATCTTGCTAACCAGGTTCGCCACCGCGAAGGCTTCGATCTCCACATAAGCGACCGTTCGCACGTTCGGCCAAGCTCGTTTGAGTCCCAATTCGAGCCCAGCGTATCCCGTACACAGGCTGATACATCTAAGTTGTTCGGGATTATCCACACCGCCAATCCCCGCATATTATTTCGTTCTCGGTCACGAAATCTCCTGATAAATTGACACAATAGGTTCTTTTAATCGGCGCATTCGGTCTGCCATAGCCCTTTTCTCAAAAGAGCCAAAAACCTCCGGTTCGTAGTCGTCTTCTATTTCTTCTTCATCCATCAGTCACCGCCTCATGCAGTAAATAAATGTTTTATTTTTTTGAATATATCACGATTTGCATTATAGATTACTCTTTTGAGAAAAGGCTCTAACCGCTTTGCCCTACCGTATTGTTTTCTTGTCTTTGAGTTTTTGCTATTAGAAGGAAGGCTGGCAAATATCAGGGTAATTGGGTTTTCGTACTGCTGTGCAGCTAACTTGATTTTGGTGTAGTCCTTCGGCGGGAAATAGCCTTTAGTCTCCTCAAACTCATAGCCGTCTATTATCTTGATAGTAAAATCGGGCAAGTATAGTTTGCGATTCTTGAAATAAGCAGTTTCCAGTTCAAGCAAGGTATCGTGTGCCTCATACCACCACTCCACAATAATGCCCTGCTCTTTCCTTAGCTGACACCAGACAGACCACCTGTACTCAAGCTTAGAGCGGAAAGTACAAATCTTGCCGCCAACTTCTCTTGTTATTTTTTCAACGTGGCCGAAATTACCCATCCGTGGATTCCTTTATACTCCTAATTCCTTTCTCTGCCGATTTTTGATTTTCTTTACACCAATAAAAGCAACTTTTATAACTGTTTTTTCGGGTGGCCATTCCAACACCACACCAACCTCCATCATAGTAGCAGTGACATTAACACCCATTGCCTCTGGTACATAAGTAACGATTAAATGTTCGGCATTATTGAATAAGTGGCGATGTAAATTGTATTCTACATCTCTGCGAAGTCTTTTAAGTAATGTTCCCTGCCAATACAAACAGCAATCGAGTTGACGTTTGCTCCAATCTTTATGTTTAATTCTTATTTTTTCCCGGTGTAATTCCAAATCCAACGCTACCCACACAGCAAGTATAGGTTTCGACATATCAAAAAAATCATATACCAAAGGTGCGAATGGAGGGCAGGTTGGCCTTTTGCCATAATTAGGACAGCCATGTTTATGATTGAAATATGGCTTTTTGCAAATTTGTCGCATTGACAATTCAATAACAGGTTTAACATAAACGATTGACATTCTTATTTCACTCCTAATTCCCTTCTCTGCCGATTCTGCAGGATTTCATCTATAAGCCAGCCACAAAGACCTGGTAAGTAACCACCATCTTTTTTTATATCCAATAATGCGGGAGTTGATTTGCTTTCTAAATATCTTTGAAAATCATCTCTGTCTTTTTGTTTCTTTCTTTCCCGTTCCTGTTTCTCTTTGACTGCCTTTTCTTCCGGTGATTCTGTCACGCCCTCTGTCTCTTCCCAGCATCGGTTGTATAGCCAAGTCTTTAAGTGTTTCCACGGGGGGACAAAGCGATTAGCTTGGGCATCGAGCCTCCGCCTTTCTATTTGTTCATCAATAGCTGGTTTTAATAGCGGTAGAGCTTGCTTCCAGTCTTTGTGCTTGCAGAAATAATCAAACTCGGTATTAAGACCCCGCTTAACGCTCGGATATGCTTTTCTTGCAATATCAAAAGTTTCTATTTCAGATGTCTTCGGCTTTTTCATCGCTTCCCTGCTTTACATTAAACTCATATCTCAATACCCAAGGATTTACGTCCCATCCGTAGCCGCGCTTGGCATTGAGGGAATCCCATAATTGAGCAAATTGTTCCACTGGATTATCAACATACTTACTAATTTCTATTTCAAAGCCTTCTTGATACATTCCTTCCTTAATAGCATCTTTTTCTGTTATCTCCTGCAACCTCTCCACCCGAACATCGAGAACTTCAAGCCATATACGGGCTGCCCATTTGGGCATGTGGATTGATGGTCTTTTTCGCCATGTACTATTAAGAAAAGAGGTTTGGCGCCATGGAATATTTACTGGCTGTATTATACCGCCTATCCCTTCGGAAAACGGGTCGGGACAACTGGCAACATAGCGGGGCTTGATTGTGTGGCTTTCGATACGGCCTTGCCATTTTCCATTCTCCATGTGTCCCAAGTCCCACCATGTCTCCCTCACCCATAGCAAATCGCCTTTTTGGTAGGGTGTTCTTTCGGGATATAAAAGTCCTTTATCACTTATGAGTTGTTCATAAGTCACACCAGAAAACCAATCCTTTTCTGATTTTTTCCATGACCAATATTTACCATCAAATACTGGTTGTGGTTTAATCACTCTCCGAGTCACCGTCTTTCGGCCATCGAGAATAGCCTTGACCATATCTGTACTGAATATTATTGGCAGTTCTCTCATTTTCTAAACCTTGCGTAAACTTTCTTGCCTTCGGCTTTTTTTGGTGATACCAATCCGATGGACCAAAACGAATTTTTGTGCATGTATCCTTTTCCAGCAATACCCGGCCCTTCATCATGCCAAAAGCAATTAAATCCCGACAGGGACGGCACACAATGTAGGTGGGTGAACGAGAAGGGTATAGGAGGATCATTAAAAATTCGCCTATGGATTCCTAAAAAGTTATCATTGCCTTTTACAATCTCCCAATCCACATACTCCGGCTCAGGCTGGTAGTCGGGCTTGATGGCGTAGGTACAATCTTGATCATATTCGAACATGCATCCTCCTACTGCTTGTTGCCAATAAGCCTGATTATATGTTTCGCAGCTTTTTATTCCGACCTTCCTGAAACATTCCTGCTCCTCCGGCGTCATAAGCCCGAACGGACGAACATAATTCTTGTCTTTTAGTTTTTCGATAATTTCATTCATTGTCCTTATCCTTCCAGTTAGCGTTTTGATAAAATAGCGATAACTATGGCTAATCCAATCAATGAAATAACTAATGGAATAACTATAGACAAAACATTTACATTAGAGGCTATTTGTTCTATAGCTTTGATTATATTAGGGTCGTTCATTGTCCTTGTCCTTTCGGGTCACTTAACCTCGTGACTCAAATGCTTATTTTATGATTATTTTAGCTCCGCCTATCGCTACCATAAATGCCAACAAATCAAGCTCATCATCGAAACAAGCAACTATTTCTTTTCGCCTTTCATTGTCACATAGCAATTTGCCGTGATAATCCAACTTGTCCGAAATGGCTTTACATTGCTCATCAGTTGCATCCTTTTTTATCTTAAAAACTCGTACAATACTCATTACTTGTCCTTCCAGTTCGGGTCACTTAACCTCGTGACTCAAGTGCCTGAATATGCTCTGCTTGCCATTAAGACTTGCTTCTAAGGCTTCGATTTTCGTGAGAAGTCCCTTATATTTGTTCGTGGCATTCTCCAACTTGAATCTTTCTTCTCTGCATAAACCTTTAGCGTAGTCTTTGGCGACAGTTGCAGGTATATTGTCAGGTAACGCTTCTCCCTCGACTTGGTTGATTTTACCTCTTGCCAGTTTAGCCATCGCAACGGCTAAGGAAACATCGTAATTGGCGATAGCATTGGCTTTCTCTTCACCAATATCGTCAATTTCACCACAAAGTTCCTCAAGTCGCTTGATTCTGTCATTTATCTGGTCTGCTACTTTCATTACTTCCATGATTTACCTCAAAATGGTATTTCGTCTGTTGGTTTTTCGGGATGGTCTCCTACATAATTGGGATTCCCACCAGTTTCTATGTGGCCGTGCACTACGTACTCCACAGCCTGTATAAGCCGTTCTGCTAAGGCTATGAACTGAGCCGTAATATCTATGCCCTGTGACTGGTTAGGATGCTGCGGCGGCGTCTGAGGCGTCTGAGTGTTACTCTGTTGGGCGTTCTGAGGGACTTGACGTTGTATCCAACAATAGAGAAAAGTCTTGGGTGACTGGTCGGGCTTGAAAGGCCATATCTTGAAAGTGAAGGTCTTGCCGATATAGCTGTCATCGAGGGGTTCAAAAGTGCCTGTCAGCTTTACCCATTGTTTAACGCCGGTATTGTCCTCAAGAAAAATAGATTGTCCCGGCTTGCCGGATTGCTTGGAATACTCTATCGGTTTAACCGCTCTAACTATAGCGGGCATTTCGACTTTAAGATTGTAATTAGTACCCGGCTCGAATTTACCGAGATTATTGTACGCTGTGTGAAACATTCATTTGCTCCTTTTCTTCTCTGAGTCTCTTTAGATTAAATTTTTTGATTTCGAGTTGTGATGTGTCACATCTGATTTGCAAATCAAGTTTGATAATCAACGCTTCCTGTGGTGTGATTACTTTTTCCCCTCCTTTCATGTTATAGATATTGATTATATCTATAGCTAAATCAACATTTTTCGGTTCGTGATTGTAACATGAGAATAATTCGTCACGCCCATTGTTTGTTACATGAAAATAACCATTAGAATCAATTGGAATTATAATCGTCAGCATGTTCTTGCTCCTTTTTGAGTTTTTCTACTTGTACTCTAAGTATTTTTATTCTTTGAATTTCTTGCTGCCATTTTATAGCTTCCCATTCTGCTTGAGCCAGTTGGCAATCGAGACATATAGCAAATTCCGGTAACTGCTCGCATTTTGGGCAGCCGTTATCCATCGGAGTCTTCTTTCAGGGCTTGCTCAACTATATTCTTAATACCGTCCAAAACTTGACGCATAGCATCTGCTGAAATGGCATCAAGTGTTATTCCCGAAGCTCTCAAAACCTCAGCGGCTCTGTTTAGGTCTGGTTTCGGGAAAACGTCAAGTGGATATGCTTTTACCCAAATATCAATGCGTTCCAATGTATCTCTCAGCTTGGCGATTTCATCAAAAGCATTGCTCAATCGAGTCAGAATTTTTGCGTTCTCGGCTTGGAGGACATTAAATCCCGCAACTTCTTCACCGGCCAACTGTTCAAATTTAACAAGAACAGCTTCCGCATTATTTGCCCGTTCCATCAGCTTGGCGTTCTCGGTTGTCAATCTTTCAATTTTTCTTTTGATAATTTCCTTGTGGTTTGGATCTCCGAATACTCTATCGAACCATTTTTCAAATTCGTCCATTGTCATTCTCCCGTCACGTTCCGAAATTTCCGTTCTTCTTCAAACAATTTTCTTTGCTTCTCTAAAGCCTTATTTACTAATTTTTGGAAAAATTTAGGATGATAACCTTTCTTTATCATCAACCGATAATGAACAATTTGTGCCGATAGTTTTCTTTTTGTAATAATTGTCATTCTCCCGTCAGGCTTTCTTCCACCACGGTTTGCAGATTTCATAAGCATCTTCAATGAGCTTTTCTGCTTTTGAGAATTTACGAAAGGCTTCCCTTGGAAGATATGCAGAGGCAAAGTTCAATTTACGACTGGCTTGTCTGATAGCTCTAAACTCTTTTCGTTTTTGTTTTTTGAACTGCCTAAGTGTTTGGTTCATGTGTTTTGGTAATATTTTATTCATGTCATTCTCCCGTCAGTGCTTCAATCTTACTGACTAAAAGCTTCTCTGCATCTATGCCCATAACACCCCACTTCTCTTTTACATACAATCCGTCTCTTGTATGAATATTGAGAGCGAGGTCAGCGATTTCTTTTAAGGAAGCGTTCTCGGCTTGGAGTTTGGCTTCCATAGTTCCATCTAATAAGTCTGCGTAATCTTGGCGTGTAGATTCCACCGTATTACTCAGGTGTTCGTTCTCAGCTTGGAGGAAATCTATACGACCTTCTGGATTTGTATATTTGAATTTTCCACATCCCTCAGATAATGCCGTTCTATCTGAAAATGGACACTCTTTGTTCATATAATATTCGCATTGACCACAAGTATGTTTGCTCATTGTCATTCTCCCGTCATCCTAAAATCTTATTGCAATCTATACACAAATCATGGTCTGGCTGTTTCACGCACTCGCCGGGGATGTATGAATAAATGGTTTCTTTCCGAGCATGTTTGCATTTGCTTTGTTTTTCGATTCGTTCTTTTTCCATCCTAATTTTGTGTGGAGAATTCGGTGATGAACAATAATTGTTTTCATGTTGGATACAGCCACGTTTTGTTAGTTTGCGACGGTTGCAATAAGAACATTTATATAATGTTTGATTTCTGACTATTTCCATTGTCATTCTCCCGTCACTATGAAATCGACCCACTTGTTGATAAAATCTTTATTCAAATCCTCAAAATTTCCTGTTGAAATTATTGCACAGACCACACCATGACGGACTTTGCCCCGAATCTCCATTTGTCTTGATTCTAACCATTCCTCCTCAGAACACCCACCCGTAACATCTATCAAAAGTTGAGGGTCAACGTCTTTTATTTCATTCTGCATTTTTACCATCTCATCTATGAATTTGGATACTTCTTGCTTGAGATTGTTGATATATTCCTCATCTCGTTTGACGTTAATACAACAAAAAGGCTGTTTCTCAACACGGGGGTCAAAGCTGATAAAGTCACACCATTTTCTTTTAGTTACCCAGAGTATTCCCTGCACTTGAGATTTGTACTTTGAAGGCAAAATACGTGAAGCCATATATCCAAGATGCGTACTGGTATTCGGGCATTTGATTTCGATAACTCCATCATCTGCCTCTAAGGTTTCAACCAAACCGTCTGGAGAAACACCTACATACTCGGCAAACTCTACTCGTTCAGCTTGAGACTCAGGTTGGTAATTGATAAATCCCACTTGCTTAATCTTGACACGGCCATAATTGACCTTCTCATAATATTCCCGTGCCATAGGTTCATTTTGTGTTCCCCACTCCATTTCGGCGTTAGTGAAAGACTCTGTTGATATGCCAGTCTTTCTTTCAAGGATTAGCTCTCTCATATAGTGTTTGCGGGTATTGCCTTTCTTTGATAAGACTTTATGAAATCCCGTTCCAGTTATCTTCCCCATCCTGGCTTCATGCCATTCGGGAGAACCTTGTATTAAATTGGCGTTATCTGTCATTGCTTATCCTTTCGCTTTTTCATTATCTTTGCATGTTGCTTACAATATAAACCTTTATTGCCATGTCCGTTTTTGCGTGAACATCTGCGCTGTGGATTTATATAACTACCAGTCCATACTTTGTAATTGCATCTATTATCTGTCATTGCTTGTCCTCTAAATATCAATTCTCACTTCCATTCTTGGAGCTTCAGAAGAACGAAACTCAAATATCCTTTGGCCGTCTTTCTCGGATTCGCCGGCGAAATAATAGCCAAAATT